TATTGGCTCTTATAATCCTACTACTGGTACAGTTTCTCTGACAGGATTCTTACCAGAATCAATCGTTTCAGGACAAGACTTTATTTCTGTTAATGCAATTCCAAGAGATGATTCAGTATTTAAGCCTCTGAGAAACACTCTTATTACTATTGGTGGCAATATTGCAAACGGTATTCCTGATGCGGACCAAGCACTTTCAGCAGTAGGCGTGACTAACTAATGGCTAATGTAAAATCTCTTGTCGACTATAACAGGAAAAACGTAACCACGTATGGTGGCCAGGTCAAGCCTGTTATTCCTGAGCACTTTACTGAGCAATATCCAGACCTAGTTAAGTTCTTAGAAGCCTACTATGAATATCTGGACAGCGACGGTCAGTTCGGCAACCGTATCAATAATCTTTTTAATACCAAAGATATTGACGAAGCAGACTCTGAGATTAGAGACCTTTTGTTTACAGAAAGAGTTCCGGGCTTATCTGCAGATCAGTTTCCTGCACCATCCTATTCGTACAAGCTTCTTCCAGCGTTCTACAAGGCTAAAGGTACTAACTTCTCTGTTGATGGATTCTTTAGGTACTTTTACCAAAGTAACATTGAAAGAATTCTTCCTCGAAAAGATATGTTCATTGTAGGTGAAAGTGAAGTTGGCGCTCAGTCACAAAAATATATTCAAGATTCATACTTCTATCAGATCTATTCTATTCTGATTAAAACCAATATTCCTGCCATAGCCTATGCAGGATTCTATAAAAACTTCCTACATCCTTCTGGGTATGCTGCATTCTATCAAAACAGCTTTGAAGAAGTTGCCACGGTAGGATTCTCGCCAGCCACAGAAATCATCGATCTGGATCTTGGTGCGTTCGGCGCAGGTACTTTGGTGGAAGCTATCGGAAGTATTGGCATCGGAGGAATTGGATCAGTGACCCATACAGATTCTAGCCTTGATAGAAGATTCTACTCTGATAAGTCCTTTAACTTCTACAATGAATACGAAAAGGCTTATTATGAAAAGAGTGAAGGTATTCTTGCTGATTCGCCATACAATGGTCAGTATGTAAGTATCGCAGATCTACTGGATCCGAACTCGCCAAGATGGTCGAGCGATACTGACAGCTCTGAATTCAGATTTAATATGTCTGATTCTGATACGTCCCGTGGCGACTTTAGTGATAGTGTCGATTCTGGTACATTCGATACTGTATCGCCATTCCCAGGCATCAAGTTCTCTAATGCTCTGGAAACATTCGATGAAGACCAGTTTAACTTCTACGACGACTTTACTTACGCAGATTCTACTGCTATGTTAGCAGGATCTGATACAGAGTGATTATAAATAAATTTACGCTTTTTATATAGGAAATGAGTAATGCCAACTTACTTCGACTCTAGTCAACTAATCGATCTGGGATCGGCGCCAAACGCTAACGATGGCGATACCTTAAGAACAGCTGGTTCTAAGATCAATACAGCTCTGCGAGACATTGACAGTGCTTTGGATGCACTGGATTCTGACTTTAGAGTAGCCTTTGATTCATCCCAGATTGGAACTGATGCAATTAGCACTGCCAAAATTCAAGATGGTGCAGTTATTGCTTCAAAGCTTACTCCAGGCAGTTTAAGTAATACTGTATATGCAGGATCACTGAACTTTGACTCTGCTGCAGCAGACGACGTTATTACTATTAACGCTGCAGGACAAGTAGGCATTAACGATACTACTCCTAGCTACCAGTTAGACGTAAGGTCCAGCACAGGTACTACTACAGCAAACTTTAGTGGTCCTAGCAATACTACCATTAATCTTTACTCTGATAACAACGCTTCTGGTCCATTTAGATTTGTATCACAAGACGATGCACTGTACTTAAAGGCTCAGGCAGCTGCTATTAGTACTGACAACTCTTTCCTTAAATATGATGAACTTTCTAACAAGCTTAGACTGATGAGTGGCGCATACCTAGATAATACTGGTAATATGGGTATTGGCGTTGCTGCACCACAGACCAAATTGGATGTCAATGGTACTATACGTGCATCTAACGTTTCTTCTGGTACACCAACAGCTGCTGTAGAGCTTATCAGTACTGGCGGTATTGAAATTACTAGCGCTACTAGTGCAGGCTATATCGACCTAAAGAATAATAATGGCGAAGACTACGATGTTCGTCTGGCTACTAACTCTGCTGGCGACTTCTATATCTCCACACTTGGTACTACAAAGAGACTGACAGTCCTTGATACAGGTGAGGTTGGTATTGGTACTGATGCACCTACTCAAGAGCTTCATGTAGTAGGCCAGATTCTTAGCAGTGTTACCTCTGGCAATAATAACGGGCTGAGTGTAACTACCGGTGATAACGGTATATCTTATATCGTACTTAGCAACAGTACCGGTAACGTCCTGCTTAGAAAAGATGATGGTTTCAGCTCTATTAGAAACAATGATACTGATGAATTCAGAATTTATGGCAACGGGGTACATAACTTTACGTTCCAGCACGATGGCGACTTCTTTGCACGTGGCGACGTAACAGCATTTGCGTCTCTTTCTGATAGACAATTAAAAGAAAACATCGAGAACATTCCTAACGCTCTGGAAAAGGTTTCTAAGATCAACGGCGTAACCTTTAACTACATTGGTTCCAAAGAGTCTATGACTGGTGTGATTGCTCAAGAAGTACAAGAGGTACTGCCAGAGGTTATCTACGAGACAGTAGACAATACAAGAGAAGATGGTAGAGCACTGGCAGTTAGATATGGTAACATGGTAGGTCTTTTAATTGAAGCTATTAAAGAATTGAAAGCTGAAGTAGAACAGCTTAAGAATAAAGAATAAATACTTACAACTAATGGATTTGAGTAGGTAACATGACAAAACAGATATTAGATCTAGGTACGAACGCAAACGACGGAACTGGCGATACGCTTAGATCTGGTGGTACTAAAATCAATGCCAACTTTACTGAGCTATATACTATTCTGGGCGGTGACAGCCGAAACGATTCTGTTGGTATGCTTTTTGATAGTAATGGCGTAATCTATAGCGATGGTATCTATCAAACCAAACTAGAATTCCACGAGCACGAAGATTCTAATGTAACCGTCCATATGCCCCACCACTCAGGTGATCTGATTGTAATTGAATCTGGTACTGGTGGGCATCACGGTGGAGCAGACAGATATATCGACCTGAAAGATTCTGATAGCGGTAGCGCAGCAAGGGTCTTGTTTGGTAATGCTTATGATTCTTTAGGCGCACTTCCTAGCTCTACGGTCTACCACGGCATGTTTGCATTTGTACATGATGAAGGTGTGGCAGTGGTTGCTCATGACTCTGATGGTTGGGTTAATCTCATTGACAGTGATACCCTTACCAGTGGTCACGGTGCATACAGTGTTAATATGAAGACCGGTGCTGACCAAACAAACTTTACTAATCTTAGACTTACTACTCCTTATATTACTACGGCTATTGTAGATTCGAACGCTAACGAAATTTTAGGACTGACTAGTACTGGTGTACCTGCAAACTACGTTGAGATTTCTTCCAACGCTGGAGCAGATCCTAAAGTAGAAGCAGTTGGTGACAGTGCTAATGTTGGTATTGAAATTTCACCAAAAGGATCTGGTTCGGTATGTCTAAATAAGACTGCATACAAACCTCAAACAATGACAGCAAACGGAGCGATTAGTGATTCTGCGTCATTAATTATTCTGAATAAAACTACTGCTTTGGCCGCATCTTTAGATAACGGAACAGAAGCAGGTGAGTATAAGATTTTAATTAATAAAAGTGCTGCAGATGCTACTATTACCCCTACAGCATTCAACCAAGGTACTTCATTCACGTTAAAGACCGGCGGTTCAACTCAGGTTATCTGGGACGGATCTGCTTGGTTTATAATTGGCGCTAAAGATTCAGCTGACGCTGACATTTCAGTTACTTAAAAAGAGATAAAAAATGCCCGCAATTATTACAGATGATACTAAAAAGATCTTAATCGAAAAGATCATTGCAGATACATCAGACTCTGATACCAGATACTTTGTAGGTATTGGTAAATCTGATACTTGGCAGGATTCGACTGACGTAGCTCCTATTGTAGGGCAGGTGATTAATTCTTCAAGAGAACAGATTAATTTCAGATCTAATCTCCAGTCTGTAATCCTAACTGACACTGTAAGCTTCGTTGCAAAAAGATACAACTGGTCTTCTGGTACAATCTATCGTGCATTTGAAGGTGATGTATCTGCCTTAGGTAACGGTACGGCTAACGATGCTGGAAATGGTCAGTATTATGTAATCACTGCCAACAACAGGGTTTACATCTGTCTTGAACAAGGTAAGACTGCAACTGGTACAGTTAACCCATCTCTGTTTAACCCAGGCGATAACATCCTTCCTACCGAAGGAACTAAAAAGCTGGGTGATGGATATGTTTGGAGATTCTTGACTGTACTTGATCCGACTAAGCTGAACAACTTTGCTACTGCTAACTATATCCCTGTTGAAAAGGTAGATTCTGCTACCGGCGGTGACTTTAATACCGTGGCAGAACAACAACAGTTAGCAGTTCAGGCAGCAGCAGTTGCAGGAGAGATTACCGGATATAAGATTATCGCAGGTGGTGCAGGATATGCTACAAACTCTACAGCAACTGTACAAGGTAATGGTTCTAGTGCTGGGGTAAAACTTACTGTCAGCCCAACAACTGGCTCTATTGTAAAAGCAGAAGTAGACTCTAACGGATCTGGTGGATTTGCATTTGGATCTGGGTACGATTACGCAGATCTTAAAATTACCAGCAGCTCTACTCCAACCGCTGCTGCAGTTATTCGACCAGTTATTTCTGAGAATGGCGTAGGTAAAGATATTAGAGACGATTTAAGATCTACGTCAATTATGTTCAATGCTAAGCTCCAAGGCGAAGCCGGCTCTGGTGACTTCCTTGTTGGACAAGAGTTTAGACAGGTAGGTCTTTTAAGAAATATTAAGAAGCCTAACGACTCTGACTTTACTTCAGCTACAGGATCTGCACTAAGAAGATTAACTGTAACTGGCACTGACTTAACTAGAGACATGACCATACAAGGCGGTTCTAGTGGTGCTAAAGCTTTTGTAGATAAAACTGAGGTTTCTGGATCTAACACCGTATTATCCTATCACCAAAATGAAAGAATTGGATTTGCACAGTTTACTTCTTCTGATACTGGTGTGAATTCTATTAAGAATGTTTTAGACTCTAGTGACACTGGAGACTTTGTATCAGATTCTGACGGTGAGCTTAATCCTTTCTCAGGCGACCTTTTATACATTGACAATCGTGCAGCTATTACCAGAGATTCTGCTAGTACTGAAGATGTCAAGATCATTATCCAACTTTAAGAGAGTAAAAAATGCCAACAGCTTTTAGCGATACCACATTCTCTAGTACCTATAAGGACGATTTTAAGGATAGTGATAACTATCACCGAATTCTATTCCGGTCTGGTCGTGCCCTCCAAGCAAGAGAACTCACTCAGGCTCAAACCATCATCCAGAAGGAAATGGAAAGGTTTGGACGGAACATTTTCAAAGAAGGTGCGGTAGTAAATCCTGGTGGCATGGCGCCGGATCCAGATTACGAATTTGTAAAGCTGCAAGGTACTCCTACAAACGTAGCAGTCGGCTCTATTCTTGAGGGTGGAAACGTTACCGCCCGAGTAATTGAATATGTTGCTCCTACTTCAACCGACCCTGCTACTGCTTATATTGAATATACAGACGTTTCGGCAGTATCTGGTGGGACCGAACCTATTAGGTTTGCTAGTAACACAGAATTGACTGTTACTAACGGAATTGGTACAGTTACTACTTTACAGGCATCACCAGGGGTACCAGTTGTAGGAAAAGGATTCAGAGTTACTGTAAACAAAGGCGCTTACTTTGTACAAGGGCATTTTGTACAAATGGATGCACAGTCTCTAATCGTCAGTAAGTACAGCAATACTCCGACAACTGATATCGGATTTATTATTACTGAAGACATTATTACCTCTGATGATACAGATGCATTATATGACAACCAGAACGTAGAACCTAACCGTACAGCACCTGGTGCAGATAGATATAGAATTAGACTTACTCTTGCTACTTCAGACACTATCGATAGTGCAGACAACTTTATTATTACCAATAGCTTTATCAACGGTGTTCTTCAAGAAGAAATTGATCGTAACCAGTATAATGTACTTGGCGATGAGTTGGCTAAGCGTACTTTTGAAGAATCTGGTAATTACGTTGTAGAGAAGTTCTTAGCTAATTTCAAATCTAATACAGATACCTCTAAGCTGACTCTTTCTGTCAGCCCTGGCATTTCATATGTAAATGGTTTTAGATATCAAGAGCCGGTAAAAACCGACCTTACCGTTAATAAGTCTAGAGCTACTGAGGTAGTTGAGTCTGAAGCGATCAGTGCTAGATACGGCAACTATGTCCAGATTGATACACTAAAAGGTCTCCCTGATGTAGGAACATTTGCTAAGCGTACCCTTTTCAGCAATACTAATGGTTACAATAGTGGTACTGGAACAGCAATAGGTACAGCACGAGTTAGACAGGTTGCTCAGTCTGGTGGATATTACAGATTCCATCTTTTTGATGTAAGCATTGATGATCCTGGATCTGGATTCAGAGACATTAGAAGTATCGGTGACTCTGTAGACAATAACGACTACGGTAACTTAGTCTTAGAAGACAGCGTTGCTGTTATGAAAGAAATTAACGAGAACAATGCATTCTTTGAACTTCCTCGTAGTAGACCGCAGAGTGTTGATGTTACTGGACTGACAGAGCAAAG